ACCTGTGTAACCTGTGTAACCTGTATAACCCGTTGCGCCCGTATCACCCGTGTAACCTGTGTACCCCGTATAACCTGTATATCCTGTATATCCTGTGTAACCTGTGTAACCTGTATATCCCGTATATCCTGTGTAACCTGTGTAACCTGTGTAACCTGTGTAACCTGTGTAACCTGTATATCCCGTATATCCTGTATAACCCGTGTACCCTGTATAACCCGTGTACCCTGTATAACCTGTATAACCTGTGTAACCTGTATACCCTGTTGCACCAGTAGGACCAATAGGACCAATAGGACCTTCAGGTCCAACCGCATAAATAATCAAAATAAGCTCTTGTTCTGATGCAAAAGCATACGTGTTTGGTCCAGAAACATTCCATGTTACATAACCTACATTTGAGGTTGCTCCTGTTATAGTCCACGTTTGGTTAAGAGTCGAAGTTGTTTTGTCTTGTAAAATAATATTATCTCCTGCATTTACTAAATCGAGTAATATACCTATATTTACACCATCATTGTCAGTCTTAGATATATATATTTCGGTAGCATTTGTTTGTGCTATAGTATTCCATTTAACGTGCATTATACTCGGAGGAGCTGTTGTATTTGGGGTTTCGGCTTTATAGTTATAAAATGTACTAGATTGTCCCACTGCACCTTTAGCACCAGTAGCACCTGTAGCACCAGTAACACCAGTATATCCCGTATAACCCGTGTATCCTGTATAACCAGTGTACCCCGTATAACCAGTATATCCCGTATAACCCGTGTATCCTGTATAACCCGTATAACCGGTGTATCCTGTGTATCCCGTATAGCCTGTATAACCCGTATAACCGGTGTATCCCGTATACCCCGTGTATCCGGTGTAGCCAGTTGCACCAGTAACACCTGTGTAACCTGTATAGCCCGTATACCCAGTGTATCCTGTATAACCAGTTGCGCCAGTAACACCTGTATAGCCCGTATACCCTGTGTATCCGGTGTAGCCAGTTGCACCGGTAACACCTGTTGAACCGGTCACACCTGTATAGCCTGTATATCCCGTATATCCTGTGTATCCTGTATAACCAGTTGCACCTGTAACACCTGTATAGCCTGTATATCCCGTATATCCTGTGTATCCTGTGTATCCCGTTGCACCTGTGCTTCCAAAACCACCCATGCCAAAATTCCCATCGGTGCGTGTTGTTCTAATGTAGCCTAACATGGTTATATTTGCATTTAATGCATTGTCATACGACATAGAATTATATAGTTATATAATACAAAAATATAATTATATATATAAAAAAACAAATATTTTATACTACTAACACACATCCGATAATTACATTTACACTAAATAGGGAAAGGTCTCTGATTTTTTTCAACTACAAGTGGCGTAGGCATTATAAGAGGTATTCTATCAAAGAAAGAACAATAAGGAAGTTCTTTCAGCTGCGGAACAACAGGAGCTTGCGGGTCGACAAGATTTGTAGAATTAATACCAAATAATGCTGATTCGATATCTACAGAATTTTTTGAAAATGAGTCTCGAGACATATAGGAAGGCAAATATCCTACATCGGGGAGTGCGTCTGTATATGCGCGACCATTCTGAGCATTTACATAAGTTACATGCTGGAAAATCCCCCTAAAATCGCGTTGCTGATAACAGTAATCGCTTTTTGTATTTTTATTTTGAGTAGAAGCCATACTTTATACTTTGCTATATAATATTATATAACATATATTTTATTTTCATATACTTAATTTTCATATATTTAATTTATTTTAATAATAGTAAAATAATTTTACTTTTTTTGTTATTTCATCAATCAACGATTTTTTATTTACTTTTACAGGTGCTATATAATAATAATTTAATAATAGAAAAATTAGAACCAAATTCATTATATTGTCGTATAGCATAATGTATAAAACCTAAAACTATCATAAGAATGATAAGGAAATAAAATATTTCGCGGATTTTTTCATAATGAATTATTTTCGTATTTTTAGGGTCTTTATTTTTATCAAAATCGATTTGGAATTTAATTGATTGGTCAATTAAAAGTAAAATAAGCGTTGGTATAGAAAAATACCATTTTGATTTAATCATTAGTAAAAATATAAAATATACGTAACATGTTTTAAGCCAAATATTAATAATATCTAAATCATTATCTTTATCTACAACCGTAAATAGTAGAAAAAATGATATCAATCCTATAAAATGACGAAAATATACATTTTTTGTAATATACTGTTTAATGTCACAGCTTACTAAATTTGATAAATAACCAAATAATAGCCATAAATATAGACCCGCTATAGCCGTTCTTATATCAAACATTTATATTATATATACATATACATTATACTATATTTTTTTAATAATTTTAATTTAATATTATTTTTTTGTTATTTCATCAATCAACGATTTTTTATTTTTAATAAACTCGTTATATAGTACCGTGTCGCTTTTGTCGTCTTTGTCATCTCGTAAAAAATAAACTAGACACGCGTGGAATAATTGAAAAGTATGGAACGAAAAAAGAAACTGTAAAATGGTTTCATGATTTTTATTTTCACTTCTATAATTGTAGTGAGACTCGGCAATTTCAATAAAGTCTTTATTGTCTTTTATTTTTTCGTATATATTATCAATCGTTGCAACAATAACATCCGAATCATATTCTTTTAATCCGAAAGCATACAAGTACTCGTGTCGATACAATGTATCTTGATCCTCTTCGTCGTCGTGCAATTTATATGTACATAAAAACGTAGTATTATACATGGCAGGTATAAATTAAAAATAGAATTGTTTTTAATATATTTTTAATTCAAAATGATTTAATGTTTTATTTTACTTACTATTTTTGTTAATACATTAATTTTATTTTTATTTTTACGAGCTACAAGAAGTGTATTTCGTTTCACGTTCGATTTCGCGCGAAGGAACACCGCCACGTATCCAACCATTTACGGCGACACCTTCTATCAAGTTTGCAGGATTTGAAATTGTAGAAGCAATAGAAGGAATAAGAGGATACATTTCGTGATTCACAAAACATACTTCGGAACTAGGGTTAACGCTCTTCTTGTTAATATTGTAGTCACCCTGCCATAAACGCGACTCTACAAGAGGGTTTGATTCACCTCTACCAAGAAAAGGGACGGTCTTGAAAGGGCGCTCAAATAAACTAATACGGCAACGGGGATGCGTCATAATGCTACCGTTAAATAGTTCACTATTCGTGTCGATATTACAACCGCCAATGCCGACATGGTGACTACCCTTATAGTTAATACCGGGTTGAGCCATGGCAAATTCAATAGGGCGCTTCATGTTACACTCTGCGGAAAAGAAATTATTTAACATGTAGTTACTCGAATTAAGGTTTTGTATATTTCTCTGGTCACTTCCACAGTTGTCGTTGCCCAGTCTGCTCAAGTTGTCGAAAACGTAATCTTTTACAGTAGCCATAATTGTTTATTTATATGTATATATATATATTTTTGAAAATATAATTTACTAAATATTATATTATAATATTACGAAATTATAATTAAATTAAATATGTTAACTCTTATTTAATTTAATCTAAACTAAAGTACTGTAAGCTCCACACTAACTCGTTACGGTAGAATCATATTGTTTTAAATTAGTTATACGTTCCTCCCAATCTTGGTTGATTTCTTCCGAGAGCAAATTCGTTACCTTCTTTTGCCGAAATCATATCTCCGTAACAAAAGTTAGCAAACCCCGCCTGATCATTCGGAATAGTTGTATTTGGATTCGTGTAGAAGTTTCTCATGCTGTGGTCAAAAGTATAACTATCTCCTAAATCACTAAATAATTTACGCTTAATGTATTCCTTTTGTTTGGAAGATTCGTCGGAAAAAGTAGTATCGACTACATATTCTTTCGTATTATTATTTATCTTCTTTTCAACCTCTGCGTTAAATGCTGGAGCTGCCTCGTTTCTGGTTGGATTATAACTTATTTCGGGCAAAAGAACATTCATCATGGGATTATTTTGCTTCGGATTTGTGTAGTCGTCTTTCACTTCATTATACAGTATAGAGTTGGTGAAATTTTCTTTTATTTTAGCGGGCATCCCTTTCACTTTTTCATCCTCTTTGGCTTTATTCGACTGTACATGATATAAAACAGCAATTACAGCTAAAGTTATTACACATACAAATATCATTCCAATATTTAACGTAATCAAATATCCTAAAAGTGAAGCCAGAATAACGAATCGACTAATGGCATTCAATTTTTCCATATTGCTCATATTCGAATTTGGCCAGATTTCAGTAATATATTTTTTATTGAATAGAATAGTGGGTTCATTTAACCAAAATGGTGTTGCTGGTAATTTGTCCATTATATATATATTCTTAATTATTTTTTCTTATTTTTTATTCTTTAATCATTAATAGTAATAATTACATTACATTAACTTATTTATATTTTTCGTCATACGTCGTAATATTATCACTTTTTGTTTTTATTCTTCTTCTTCTTCTTTTGCGTATTCGTAAGGGGTTCATATCCTGTTTCTGCCGAGAGTGGCGTACTCGTGGTCGTGGTCGTGGTCGTGGTCGTGGTCGTCTCTTGAATAATATTTTCAGCAGGTTTAGCTGTTCTAGGCGTTTGTTGAATTTGTTCACCTGATGACGACGTATATACCGCTGTAGTGGGGCGAACCGCGTTACTTGCAGCAGGTGAGGGTTTTTGCTGCGGTTGCTGCTGTGGCTGCTGTGGCTGCTGTTGTTTTTGCTGTAGCTTTGTTTGCATGCGCTCTTTCATTTTTGCATTTTTCATATTTTGCTGTAAGTGACTTTGAAGTGCGCCCATATTTATCTTGCCCCCTTTTCCACCTAAACCAGCCAAGCCCCCTAATCCCGACATGCCCATTTTGCTTAACATACTTGACAAATCTCCCATACCTGGCATATTTTTCATATTGCTGAGAAGATCGCTTGCCTCCTTCATAAGCTCGCTCTCTTTAATATCTCCCTTTTTAAACTTATCGTCTAATTTTGCTCCAACACTTTTTACCATATTCATTAGTTTGCCCGGATTCTTAAATAGTTTTTGAAAAACATTGCTCATATTTATATTTTCTGCATTTTCCATATCGATACCCAAATCAAAATCCTTTGCCGTTTCTTCTGCTATTTCTTTTGCTAGTGCCCCTATTTTACCGTTGAGAAGTTTAGAAATATGTTCGTGAATTGTTTCTGGATTGGGCATCTCGGGCTGTTTTTTATTGTCCGACGAAGCATTCGGTTCTCCTTTCGCAGTATCACCCTCTTCATTCTTAGTTGAGTTAAACTCTGGAAATCCTGGAAATCCTGGAAATCCGGGAAACTTTGTCATATCAATTCCCATTCCTTCCGGTGAAAAATTCTTAAACTGCTCTGCAAATTTCTCAAAATCTTTCATATCAATTCCATCCCCGAATTTTGCATTTTCTCTCGAAGCTCCTGCGTCTCTTGTGTTATTATCGCCACTATTGTCTGCATCCGCACCACCACCATTTCCGCTTCCGCTTCCGCCCATAAAAAAATCCTGCATATTTTTTATCGTCTCGTCCAATTTATTCTTCAACTCTTCCTCATTAATCGCTTCAAACAATTTGGCAGTATCTCCAAATGAATCTCTATCAGAAATATTTGTAATAATTGAAAAAAGAATAAGCTGTAAATATTTCCAAATAGTGTCGCGCGTCTGGTTTGAAATATCAGGAGTATTCCATACTTCTCTAAAGTCAATATCTGGTAAAAAGTTTACATTGACCATGGCTTCGCCACTATCCTTTTTGAAAATTTCAGCATTCTTATACAAAATATCAAAAAAACGAACAGGATATATAGTTTTTGAATACTCGTACAACACCTTTACTCTAGTTTCATCTAAAATTTCTTCGGCTACAACATTACCATCCGTGCTAACAGACACTACGACAAAATTATCTTTCAATTTATCACTATATTCGGGAAAAGTCGTAGTAAAATCGTTTATAAAATCTGTCATTACTTTTTTAAACTCATCGGGAATTAATTCCGAAACTACTTCGGATTTATTTTGAGAAGATGATGTATTTTTTTTACCCATTTATATTTTTAATTTATCATTTAGTATTTAAATCAAACTAAAGGATAAATATATTTATTAAATTATTAATAACCAATTTATTAAATTATTAAATTATTAAATTATTAAATTATTACTATGTTTTATTATACAAAATATGAATTCGGTCTTTAGTCGAGAGTAACTATCGTATTATTTATTGTACATATAGTTTAGATAGGATACATAAATTTTTAATATATCTAAGCGATTTTTCTTGGTTTTCTTTACTCATATTTCTTACCGGTTCGCGAAGTTTGTCTATGTTAGTCATAATATCATCCGAATAATTTATATACACCAAATCCTTTTTATAATCCTTTTCTACAAAAAAATTAATGTTATCTTGGTTAATTTCGGTTTCATATTTAGAACATATATAATTGTACCATATCCTTATAATAAGTACAGGATTTACTTTTTTTATCATAATAAGTGCCGCTTTTGCCCTTTTTATCGAAGAGTCTTCGCTAAATACGAATTCTATATCTTCTATAAACTCAAATAATTGTGTGGTAAAAGCATTCAAAAGTAATGACTTGTCAGAACTATCCAACGATACAGAAGACATGTTAACTTATGATTAATAAGATATATAAGATATAAGATTATATATTATTAATCTATTGTTTTAAATATTTTTGATTTATAAATATATTAAGTATTTTACGAATTAAACCGTACATTCTTTTTTTGTTGTCTTTGCTGTTCTTGTTGTTGTGCTAGTTGCGGTCCTATCACCTGTATTTGTTGTTGAAATTGTTGTTGCTGTGAAAACTGCGATTGAAATTGCTGTTTCTGTTGTTGTTGTTGAATAAACTGTTGTTGCGCAGGTTGGTCAATAGCTTTTGCCTGTTTTTCAACATTAACCTGTATTTCAGAATTTCTCTTTTGTTGTAAATTTTCCAAAGAAACCGTCCCTATCTTATCTGGCATATAATCTTCCTTTGGTGCTTCTATTCTCATATTACTATCCACCGTCGCATAGTTATACAATTGTCGCATCCCTCCATTACCTTTCGCCGATAAATCATCGCTCGATTGATCCCAAAAACTAAAAGCATCAGATGCCACCCCATAACCACCTATGCAGTCGTTATTTAATGAAAAAGGAGACGGCTCGCCATTATTATTTGTTGCAACCATATTTATTGCCGTTTCTCGTGGCTGTAAATGTCCTAATATTTGGTCTCCGTATAATACTTGATGACCTTGTTTCATAAGAAGTAAAGCAGGAACGCGATTTACTTGCGGGGGCATAATAATCTTTTCTCCATTTTCAAGAATAATATACCATGAACCGGTTGGTCCTTTAATTCTCTTATCGATACATAAAAAGTGTAACTCTTCTTTAATGTTACTTTTTGCTAATGTCTGGAGAATTTTTTTGGATTTTTCGCAAAAGTTACTATAATATAAAATACTACTCATAATATAAATTACCGCCGAGTATTTATCGTTTATTTTAACTTATTATTTAAGTTATTTATCTTATTTATCTTATTTATCTTATTTATCTTATTTATCTTATTTATCTTATTTTGTCATTAATTTCAATGAAATAACAGTTATTTCATTTTCCTTAATTATATTAATGAAAAATTGATTTAATAAATTGTATAATATTAATATAATAAGAAGAGCAAATCGCACACAATGAACCCCCGCGTTACGAACATGATTCAAGAAAATGGTTTTCTGAAGTTTACGTTAGTGGAATGCAACATGAGTATTGCGAATGCCCTACGAAGAATTATAATCTCAGATATTCCTACATTTGTATTTAGAACTTTCCCATATAGTGAAAATAAAGCTGAAATTACACATAATACTACCAGATTTCATAATGAAATTATTAAGCAGCGTCTCAGCTGTATCCCCATTCATATTAGCGACATGGATTTTCCATATAAAGACTACATCGTAGAAGTCAACGTTAAAAATGACACAGACAGCATTTTATATGTTACCACAAAAGATTTTAGAATAAAAAATATTAAAACCGATGTGTATTCTGATGAATCTGCAGTTCGAGCAATATTTCCTCCCTCGTCGGTTTCAGGAGACTATATAGAATTTGCTAGACTTCAGCCTAAATTATCCGAAAATATTGATGGAGAACGTCTTACACTTCGATGCGGGTTGGATATTGGAATGGCATCACAAGATGGTGCATTCAACGTTATTAGCACGTGTGCATACGAATGTACGCCAGACGATTCAAAGGCGTCTGAAGTATGGAAAGAACTGGCTACGGCTATGAAAAAAAGCGATAAAAGTGACGAAGAAATCGAATTTGAAAAACGTAACTGGTTTCTACTTGAGGCAAAGCGATATTACCAACCAAATAGCTATGATTTTATTATTGAGACTGTCGGTGTTTTTGAGAATAATGAAATCGTTCTAAAGGCATGTGAAATCATGATTTCAAAATGCGAAATGTTTTTGGGAAATTTGCAGCATGGAAAAGTTCCTATTGTGCCTTCTGAAACAACATTGAAAAACGGTTTCGATGTTACGCTGGTAAATGAAGACTACACATTGGGGAAGGTTATTGAATTTTATTTATATGAGCAAAATTTTATAGGAGACAAAACACTGTCATTTTGCGGGTTTAGAAAGCCGCACCCTCATGCTACAGATAGCATAATTCGTGTTGCCTTTCACAATGAAATAGATACAGTTGGAGTATCCGGATATATACAAGGTGCTACAGATAGCGCAATTTCCGCATTTAAAAAACTAGTAGAACAACTAGGAGGTGACTTGAAAAAAACGGAAAGGGTGCGTTTATCTACGGGAATGGCTATGTCAAAGAGTAGTACTAGTAGTAACAGAGGTGTCAGCCCTAAAAGAAGTTCAGAAGCATCAGCAGCGGCGGCGGCAACCGATGTAGCTGAAAGTAAAAAAGACAAGTCAAAATCTGCACAAGGTGCATCAGCGGATTCAAGTAGACCGAAAAAAGTTAAGTCGCTTGGTTCAGGTATTAAAAGCGCACTTGCATCGGAATTAGGTTCAAGTAAAAAAGTGTCAAAAAGCCGCGATGAAGAGAAAGAAGAGAAAGAAGAAGAAGAAGAAGAAGAATAAATATCTAATTTTACATGTTTCGTGTTTTATTTGATACCAATATTACTAATATTACTAATATTACTAATATTATTAAAAATATTTTTCCTTTTTAATATTATTATCTTTATAATTATTTTTATAATTATTTTTATATACCTTTTATGCTTATTCTATATTCTCATGTTGTAATGTAATCCATTCTTTTTTTGCTACATGCCAAAAAGGCAAATAATATACTTCAGCATCGGTTAATATCGCCGCAATATAACTAAAAGAACTTGCAGACATTACTAGTACATCAGAACCAACAAGCCCTACAAATGTTTTAGTTACTTCTTCATCGATATGAAAAACAACATCATCATTTTTATAACAGTTAAAATTTTCAATATGTCCCTGTGAATAAATATGGAAACATAAACATATATCTTTATTTTTATACTTTTCGCGAATATGGTTAATAACATTTAAATAATATGAGTCTTCTGTATTTGTACCTTCCACGCGGTCGTCGTGAATATTGGGTCTTCTAACGTGAACTGCAATATTAAATTTGTTATTTTTATAGACATCTTTATCTTTATTTTCCCAGAAACATCTCTTGATTTTATGAATTGCTTCGTTATTTGTTGTATATAAATCTAAATTGTTTTCAACAACACAATATATCAACTCTCTACTTGAAGTATTAATCCTATAGTTTTGTATATTTTTTATATAATCATAGTCATCGTAGTCGTGATAATTGCCTTGTATATTCATACAGTGATTTGCTCTTTCTATGAACCCATCTTCATTATTATAATTATGTTCCATATTTTTTATCTTTTTATGAATATAATCTAAATTATTGAAGTTTGCATATAAAATATAAAAAATAATTGACTGTAACTGTGACCCAAATCCGTCATGTTTATCAATAAATATTAACTTTTCCTTTTCCGTTTCCGTTTCAATAACATCGTCGTTCGATAACGGAGTAACAATTTTATCATTTTCTATTTTTATACTTACAGAAGGACTATTATTAGATGGAAAATCTATGTTATTATCTATGTTATTATCAATAATTATTTTATTTAATCTAGGAAAAAATCCCAGTTCATTTATTATTCTTTGTTTTTCTTTTTTTATTACGTCGATACGCTGAGACCACCAATCTTCCTCGACCGCTTTTGTAATAATAGATAAAGACTCGTCAAAGTTATCAAGCGGTAACCTAACAAATGCACGCGAGTCAATATGGTCTTCTAGGTTGGGACACCCCCAATAAAAACAAAGACACTCGAATAAAATAGACTCCCATATCTTTTCAGTCGCATAATTTTTTTCACTGTTGTTTTCACACGAGAAACAGTACTTGTACTTTGCTAGCTCCTTTTTATTATCAGTTTCACCTACATATGATTTTAACCCATGATAATTTTTATGTCCATATACGTGTATAATATCCGTAAGTGTGGTTTGCGACTCCGACCCCGACTCCGACTCCACATATTTCAAAAAATCTACCCTTTTAATATGCCCTTCGTCGTGTAATTTATTACTTAGTATAGACATTATCTTATTTATTTTTTCTTCTTTTGGGATATGTTTTGGAGGTGATACTTGCCATTGTACATTATTAAGACTTTCGGTATGGCGAAAAACTTTCATAAACTTGTCCACATCCGGTATAGCCCATTCACCCCACGTTTTAACTCCCCAATTTTTAGTATTATCATATACCCATGGTTCCATCTGGAAAATAATAGTCTTTCTAGGATCGTACACACACGTCAAATCATACGTGGGAGAATTTATAATCACATAGTAGTCAATGTTATTATTATTATTAACATCATCCGAAACAATCTCGAATACACTATTTTCACAAGTTTCCCAATCATCATACATTATTGAAAACTCGCGACACAAGTCTTGCGAAGAGCACCAATTGCATAACATTTTTATACGTTTTTTATTTTTGATTTCCAATATATCCGATTTTCGATTAATCTCACGCATCTGTTGCGTCTCATTGTTTTTAATCTCTTCCATAAGTCTATCTTCATATAGCCGTTTGAAGTTTTCATCAAGATTCTCTACAACTTTATATGCATACTCTCTTTTAATATAAATACCATCTTTATCACCAAACCAACTCGAGTTTGTAATATTAGTAACACTACTTTTAAAAAAGCCCAACGTATTAAACGCGACACACTGTTTATCATTTACTGCTCGTAAAACCATATTTTCCATACTATTATGTTTGCGATACAAATCGTTCCCTATTTGGTCTCCTCGAGGAATATAAATAAAGTTATCTTTCAAAATGCGAAGGTAGTCATTTTCGTACAAGCTAAAATCAATTGAGTCAACGTTTCTTTGTATGTCTGTATCGTAGTCGATACTGTCTTCGTGCCATAAAGAAATACATAAATTGGGTTGTGTTTCATACTTGTCGATAGTATTTACAATTTTCATAAGGTAGTCTATTCCATGTTTTATTCCGTTTGCGTGAATATAATCTATCATTTTTTGTGCACCTTTTTTATTTATACTGTACCCAAATGTTCCTCCAACATACAACTCGGTAGCAAGGTGACATACTGATACGTCGGTCTCGCTGGTTACTAAACTATAGTCATATTTGTCTTTGTTATCCGAGCGATTCGACTTGTACATTGTATAACCGTGATATACAATATCTTTATTATTGAAATCGCTTTCAAGTTTTGCAAGTTGTTCTTTATATCCGTTACATAAAATAACATCGTCTTCCATAATAATATAATAATCATTTGCTGCATCTTTTATTAACTCGCACCACAATCCGTAGTGTGATAGTGCACAACCGATAAACCCACATCTACTTCCAAAATCATTGCCTTCAAACATTTTATATAATTCTATTGTTGGCGAGAGGGCAAGGTCATTGCCGCATACCGCGTTTATAATTTCGTATTCTTTATTAGAAAAACCCAACGCTTCCAATTTAGTTATTATTGTATTTTTACGGTCTTCTCTATGTTTTAAGTTTACAACTTTAATAACACACGAAGCATTTACTTCTATGGGAGGGCTGTATCTTTTACGAATGCTTTCATTCGTTGCGATATTATTTGTCACAGGAGATGTAGGAGATGTATGAAGTGTATGAGGTGTATGAAGTGTATGAGGTGTATGAGGTTCGTGAGATTTGACGAAATTAAATTGCGAAGTGTTGTTTAATTCGTAAGAGTTTGGTTTTGTTTTATCATGACGTTCCGATGTTAATCTACCAATATGACGACAGCATATCATATTAAAAAATGCACTTCTATATCCCGCATTGTACCAGCGTGTTGCATAATCTAATTCAAAAAAATCATTTTTCGTATCATAATTACCTACAGCTAAAATCGTTTCAACATCTATCATAGCAGGACGAAAGCTATAATCGGGCCAGTAACAACAGTTCGGGAAACGTATCTCATTATTTTTACTATGGTTATGTAAAACAACGGGAAGATCGGGTATACATTCGTTAGAGGATAAAACTGTATGACCTTTTATAGCCGTATTCTCAATTGTTTCGGAATAATTTCTGTTGAATAAAATTTGTCGAATATTTTTAGAAGTATGATATTTTTGAAGAACCTTTATAGAATCTCCTACATAGTTTCGTTTTGTATAAAATAAAAAGTCGTCTTCCATATGTATCCAATATTTTGGTTTAATTTCATTTAACTTATTCCAAATAATATTCATACTTTCTCGGTGACCCTTTTCCATTTCCGATTTCATATAATACGTAATCCATGGAAAATTACTCTTCATATATTCTCTATCATGGTGAGAAGAATTATCGTCTACACAAAACCAATAGTCAATCTTTTCCTTATCCAACCAGTGATTTAAAATAGAACCCAATGTCTGTTTAAATAAATCGAGTCTCTTACAAGTTGTAAATGAAATAAAAATATTAACTACGCCGGTATTATTATTTTTACACTTATTGCTCGAACCCGAAAAGACTTTATTATGAAACGTGGTTTTAATGTTTTTGGGTATATTGAATAAAGCAGAACGATTTTTTTGAAATAAAATGTTCCAACATTCGTGGATACGTTTATCAACGTCGATGCCGTCGTTAAGTAATTTTTGTACATTTTCGTTATACTCGTAAAAAAACTCAAGAGTATCTGTATCATCGCGCAATATCTGGTCTTTATAAAAGGCTAGGTTAATGCATGTTTTAATATATTTGTCAATGCTATCGATACACCTGGTGGTGATAATTTTTTTACAACACTGGTATCCCAACTCGTATTTTCCGCAGTAAAATCCGGCAATACTACAAGAATATTCCACGTGGTTAAAATAAAAGGGTTCAAATAGGAAAAGCTTATTCGCTGGTGGTTCTGTGTGACCCATGAACTGTTCGCCTAACGAACAACACAGCAGAAACAGTTCTTTTTGTAAAAATATTTCACATGCTAGTGCGACTCCTTCTATTCTTTCGTGGTCAAAAATAATGGACTTTGTTAAGTATCGAATTGCATTTTCGAAATCATTCTGTCGCATATATAGGTCTCCCAATATAAAACAAGAATAATATCTTTCTTGAACCCACGTATTTATTTTATCTGCGACGAGCGTATACCATTCGATTGCATCTTTAATCATGCCGCTATCTTTATAACTCTGTGCACAATAGAAAGCATAACGATTGGATAAACCTTTGTCTGGTTTTTCTATTTCGGTATAATATGCTTTTTTTAAAATTTCGGCATCTTTTTTATATTTATTTGGATCTTTACTCCTACTTCCTTTGCGACCTGATTCTATATAGTAGTTGCCGTTTATAACCGTCCCTTCTATGTTCTTATTTACACATGTTAAAAATTCGTGGAGAACGCCGTTGAATCGCCATTCGAGTTGGTTATTTATTAGTAAGGGGCGAACATACGCTACGCTATCTCCTCCAAATTTCAAATTATACATTTCTTTATTAAACAAAGAAGATTCGGGAAGTTCAAAATTTCCGTGTATGCTATCATCCGCGTCAAAAATAAAAAGATAGTCTGTTTTTTTATTTGCATGCTGTAATGCTAATGTCCTATTATGACCAAAATCCCGCCACTCATCTTGAAATAGTTCACCATTAATGTTTTTGGATTTAAAATAATCTTTTATTACTTGCTGCGTGCCATCAGTAGAACCCGTATCGGAAATAACCCAGTAAGTTAAAGGAATATATTTTAAAATATTGTCAAAAGTGTCTACAATAATATGTGCTTCGTTCTTTACAATCATATTTAAACAGATTGTTTTACTCGACATGGTACAATTATTTGTTATATTTTCCGCCTTATTATTCATATTTTCCTTATTTTCCATATTTAACAAATAAGTATTTAGGAATCATAACATAAATATATTTATATTTATTTTTGTGTTAATAAATAATATTATTACTATTATTATAGAAATAATAGTAGTGTGATAGAAATAAATATAATAATATAATATAATTACATTATAATAAATGTCATTTACTCGTTTTCATGAT